ACCCCTGCCTGCGACATAAGTAGCGGGAGCCAACGGACGGGAATCTGGACGGTGGTTGTCGCATTGTGCGGGATGGCCTTTATCGGACCGAGGTCGCTATCTGATGCGGCCTTGATGGTGGCCGCAAAGTCCTTCATCTTTGTTTCAAGGGCCTTTTTCTCCATCAGGAGTTCGCCCACGATTTCCGCTTTCTTTGCATCCATAATATCGGTTTGTTAGTGATTTCCCTCGGTTATCGGTTGCTGGGTAAACCAGACATTCTTCCCGTCCATCCTATCCCACGACGAACACGCGATGTCGTTGCAGTTGAGCATTACCAACTCGCCGTTGATGAACCGGCGGCCCTTCGAGAACCAGCAGCCCTTGCAGGCGGCGGAAACGCTCTCGACTCTTGGGCGTTTGATACAGAGCAGACGAACCCCGTATCTGGTAAACTCCTCGCCGATTGGTACATACCGAGTCGGGAGGACTGAATTTCTTTCACCATCCATAGCCGCAAAGATAGGAAATTCTCAATACATTTCAATAAACATTGACGCATATTGAGCAAAAATACATACGCAGAGCATTGTGCGAGTAAAGAATAATGCTTACCTTTGCAAATAAATCCTTTACGAGTTATGAATATCAAAGACAACATCCTCTACATCTTGAAGAAGCGCGGAATGACCCAGGTCGAGCTGGCCGAGAAGATGGGCGTGTCCAAGCAGCAGATTCAAGCCTACCTGCGCGGGAGTTCCACCGTCACCTCGCTCCAGAAGGTCGCCATCGCTCTTGACACCACCCTGGAAACGATCGTGTCCGAGGTCCCGCTTTCGGTCCGCAACGAGGCAATCCCGTCCCGGGCGATACCGACCACGACCACGCTCGTCTGCCCGCATTGTGGAAAGGAGATAGTTGTCATAGCCAAAGGATAGGGGCCGGGCCGAGGTTAGCGGGTCCGCTATACCTCTTGGACGCAAGAGGGAGGCAGCGAAACTCCGACCCCTTTTGACAAAGAAAGCCCGCCATCGCTGGCGGGCCAAACCTTTGAGTTATGCGGAGTATCTCTACCCCGTGATGCAAATGTAAGCAAAAAGGCCGAGCCGTCAAATAGGTTCGGTCGCTTTTTTCACCTCGCGGACCGAAATTCCGTGGAAATAGAGCATCATCGACTTCTTCAGGGGCCATCTATCGTTCGGGTAGCCCTTCGCATCTTCAACCACCAGGCCCCAATACTCGCGTTCCCCTATCGGGTAATCCTGCTCCACCACAAGCTTGCGGTAGGTGAAATCCGCCGTGTAGGTAATCTCGCGTTCAGCGACTCTCTGGACCTGCTTTCTCTTGGTCTTTAACTGCACGATTTCCGTGCGATATTGGGTCGGGATAAGGGTGAACTTGACCTGGCGTTTCAAGTCCCTAATTTGGCCGTTTTTTTCGGCATCTTTGAGAAAGAGCCACCGTTGCCATTCGAGCTTGGAGTCGAACACGCCGTCCGGCGACTCTATCTTTTTGTTATTGAACTTGCGTTTAGGGTTGAATCTCATAACGGCATTTCGTCAAAATGATACTCTGGATAGCACATACACCGGCTATGGGGGATCTCGAACGGCTCGTCTATCGGTATCGGATGGTTGGCGAGATCGTCGCACTCGTCGCAGTCGTAGTTGCTCCCGCGCCGCCTGATGTAGTAGGTCGCTCCCTTGTCCTTCGCCTCCTTCCACTCGGCCAGCCTAACGGCTTGCAGTATCGCGTTTTGGCCGATGACGGCAAGTTGCTCGGCTATGTTCTTCGGGTAGCCGCGCCCCCACTTGAGGATGTCTTTCGGAAGCCCTCGCCATAGCGGGGAGGTGAACGGGTTGGCGAGGAAACGCGAAATCTCAACACGGAGTTCGCCCTGGGAAAGCCCATAGACGAAAGCCAGCGCGACCCATATCTCCAAGAGTTCCTTCAAGAACGAACCCTGCTGGTCGAAGCGGGTCGTGATCGGAACGAACCACTCATTCCTCGCCACATCCCAGAACTCCTCGATTTCATAGTCGTCGAGTTCCTTGACCGCCTCCGCAGCATAAGCCTTCGCTTTCTCGGTGAGCGTGTCGGATAGGTTTCGGCAAATCTCGTTGGCCTTCGCGTCGAGTTCCTGGTCTTTGCCCCAAAGGAAGTCCGCGCCCATATCACGATGCTCAAAGGCAAGTGCGATGAGCGCGGCCACGGCCTTGTCAAAGTCATTCCGGGCCTCTCTCTTGTAGGCCGCCACTTTCTTGGTGAGGGTTTCGTTGTCAAGCATTGTCCTCGAATTTTCCCGTCTTTACCTTCTCGCAGCATCCGGCGATCCAGCCGACGAGATACGCGAACGGCTCCTGGTTCTTCGGGTCGGCCACGCATCCGATGTAGTCGAAGATTTCAAGGGCTGCGTGTGCGGATTCGTGGGCGATTATATCCGCCGTCATTTCCTTCTTGCTCTTGAACCGAATGAGGATGCCTCCGCGTTTCTTCGGCTTCTCTGTCCGGGCGTTGTACACTCCGGCCAGCTCGCTCTCGTCAAGGTCTGGAATATCGGTTGCGAAATAGTCCTTGATGCAGGCGTAGTCCACGCCTACGGCAATCCACAAGAGTCGCGGATAGATGTTCGGGTCGAACTGATAGATTTTGTTAGCCATTCACGCGGGATTGGGACACGGGGTTGGTTCTGGCGGCTTGGACGGCCTGGGCGGTCTGCTGGGCCTGCTGCTCGGCCTTGAGTTCGTCCTGGGACTCCTGGAGTATGCGGCGCACCTCGTCCGGCGAGGAATAGCCGATGTTGTAGGCGAGTTCGGTCGCGGTCTTGACCGACATCGCCCCGCAGGTGACGAGTTGCTGGATGCCCGCGATGACATCGTTCTCGGAGAGGAAGATGAACGGGTCGAGGTAGGTCTTGACCTTCAGCGATTCTGCCTCCGTCACCTTGTCCTGCTCCATGAAATACCCGTACTTGAAAAGCAGGGCGATGCGGTTCAGGAACGGCTGGTAGGCCATCGAGTCGGACATGGCCTTCATGTAGGAGTCTGCGAAAAGCATCTTGACCGTCCGGGAGGAAATGTCCGCGCCGGACTTGATTTCGGGGGTTTCCACCACGAAGGAGCCACGCAGGATTTCCTTCTTCATCAGGTCAAGCTGCTTGACGAAAGCCCCGTCCGCGCCCTGGGCTGGCTCAAGGAAGCCGACCTTCGCGTTCGGATCGATGGAGTCGATGCGAGCCGGAGTCCCATCCACATTGGACATCATTTCAAACTCCGCACCGAGGGTATAAAGGATGCGGAGGGCGTAGGCCGCGTTGTTCTCGGAGAACTGCGATAGGGCGATTTCCCATCCGTCGATGAGGGCTTGCGATGCAGACCAGACCGGGCCGTTGTCGTCTCGGTAGTAGGCAACGGGGCAGGCCGGGAACCCGTGCGGGATAGGCTCGCCTTCCATCACCCACTTATCCTCGTCGTCCTTGCGGTATGTGACGAAATGCGTCTTGTCCACCACATCGAGGTATTGGTGCGTGTTGCCGTCCCAATCGCTCTGGTTGTACAGCCGCCCGAAAAGGGTAAGGTCGCCCGTGAGGGTGTCGTAGTGCGGATAGAGCAGGTCGCCGTCGTTGTAGGAGAACACGCGCCAGCGAACCTTCCCCTCGTCCATATAGACATAGACCGCGACATCGGCGACCATGAAGGCCGATTCGATGGCCTTGTTCACCGCGACCTCCATATCCTTGTCCTCCCATCCCTCGCGGAAGAACGCGAGGCGGTCGATCATCGTCTGGCTGGTCGCCCCGGAGACGATCCGCATCCCGACATTGTTGCCAAGAAGGGCCTCCTTTCTCTGGAGGTGGATATACTGCTGGAAACCGACGGCGATGCGGGAACGGACTTTGGCCTGGTACGATCCCGACTCCTTGTTCACATAGAGGGTGTTGGGGTAATACTTGATGTTGTTGATTTTGTGCGAGGTCGGGTAGAACTCCCGCACGAAGTCTGCCTGCGTCCGCAGTTCCCTCGTCACATTGGTAATCGGGGTGACGAAGGTCGAGCCGGGTTGAAGGATGGGGGCATCGCCGACCACCCCCGGCGGGATGGGGACGGAGAAGGGATTTTTCCGAAGGATTTGTTCGGGAGTAATCTCGCCGATTTTAGGGGTAAGTCTCATTGTATCTTTGTTTTAGTTCTACATTCCAAACCACGACCAATCGCCCCGCCGAATCTTGCGGGCTTTCTTGGCGTTGTCGGCCCGGTCAAGGGCGTAAAGAAGGGCCTCGATAAAGTCTGGCGAATGGCCGAGCAGGGCCTTCATATCGGATTTCTTGATAAGGGCCTTCGGGTTCTCGTCCTCCTTCCACTTGATTGCGATCCGTTCCTCCACCAGCTTGTCACGAACCGAGAACGGGATGCGTTTCTCGGTGTACATCTTGCGAAGGACGGACTCGTCGATGGACAACTGCCCGTTCTGGAGCGCATCCACCAGCATACCCGCGCACTCGCTCTTGCGTGTGTTGTAAGAGGTCTTGTCTTTGGCCGGGGCTTTGTTGTCGAACCCCCAGCATCCGCGAAGTTCCTCGCTCTGCTTGAGCCAATTCCCGATGCCGTTCACATCGAAGGCGAAGTTCTCTTTGGGGATTTCGTTCTTGCGTAGGAACTCAAGGATAAGAGGAATCACATCCTCGGAGGTCACATACCGCTTGGCGAAGATGTCGATGATGTGCATCCCATCCATCGCCCAGAGGACGAGCCAATCGTCTCGGAGGGCGATGTCGCCGCCTCCGACCCGCACCCCGTTCACCTGGGGTGCATTGTCAAAAAAGCGGTTCATGTCGTCCATCGTGATGAGCGCACCCGTGTCGTCCACATCGCGCCAGACACCACGGATGTCG